CGCCTATGCCGCCCGCGCCTCCCATGCCGCCGCCGATGCCGCCGCCTATGCCGCCCGCGCCTCCCGTGCCGCCGCCGATGCCGCCGCCGATGCCGCCCGTGCCGAACGCGAGAAACAAACCGAAATGTTGAAGGAGTTGTTGTCATGAAATACGCAGTAACATACACGGGCGGGCAGTCGCCACGCCCCGCCGTCACACAGGACGGCAAGCAATTGACCGCGGAGCAATGCGCCGCACGCATGACCGCACTGCAGGACGCCCTCGCGGACCTGCATCACGCAGCCCTGAGTCTGCCCGACGGCATGCTCGCAGAACTCGGGGGCTTAGGCCGATTCGAGGACCTGCTGGCTGGCGTGTCGGACCCTGTGGCGGCCCGCGAGGTCGCCAGGGCCTACGACGACGCGGCAGAGCTAGAGGACTACCGCAGCCACCGGCACGACTTTGTGAAGGCCGTAGAGTGCGCGATCAAGTTCGAGCATTTAGACTATGGGGGAGGAGACCCGGAAGAGTACCCCCCGACGCGACTAGAGGCGAATGTCTCATATTGGAACCACATACTTGAGGTGCTAGCGCGATGACTGATTCAGTAGACCAACTGCTCGACCGTGAGCAAGTCATCGCGGACAACCGTGTGGCGACCCGCGTTGTGTACCAAGGGTTCAGCGCGTACGAGTGCGAGAGCTGCGGCAATGACATACCCGAAGGCCGCCGCATAGCCGTGCCGGGGTGCTCCGAGTGCACCGAGTGTGCGACCATAGGGGAGCGCAGACGATGACCGACGCCGAAATACTAAGGGAGGTCATAACCGGCCACCCGTCGCCCATAGTCGTCAAGAGCGACAAGGCAGCAGCAAAACTCGAAGCCCTTGGGCTGATTAAACGCAAGCCGATGACGCACAACAAGTACTCGGCCACCGTAAAACTGCAGGCGTTCGTCTTATCGACCGTCAGCAATGCACTAGTCGAACTGATAGAAGGAGGCCAAGCGAATGGCTAGATATTACAGCAAGAGGGCCAAGGCCCGGTTAGGCAAAGGGCGCAAAGACTATCGCGAGTGGGCAAAATGTGCGGACAGGATGGTGCGGGTTGGGGGCGCGTGGTTGCCTGTGAGGGAAACCGGGGCGCGCCGGGATTATCTGTACTTGCCTGATGACGGGCATGACGTTGCGCCTGACCTTAATTACGCACTGCCAGCCTAACCTCGGCGATGCTTAACCCACGCTAGCCACATATCAAACAGGTTTTTGCTAATCCACACAAGGCCGCCCACAATGGACACGAGGGCGGCATATTCTGTCAACGTCCAGCCCGTACCGACGTACTGCTCAACGCCGTATATGCTCACGCCCCCCAGTGCGCTAGTCTTCCCGCCCGTCTCGACTAACCTGCCCACATGTTCTGCACCTGGTGTGCTGGCCGCTTCCACCAGCTTGGTCAACTTTGCCATAACACCACCTAAGAACCTTTACCGTTAACACGGCTAGAATTAGAATTAGAACGACCGACACTCTCGACACCTCGACCATGTAAGAACGCCGCGCAGATTATCAGGGCATGGGCTACAGTCGCAAGATCGCTATAGCTACGGATTAGCCACGAGTCGCGGCTCCCTATCAGTACGTCGACGAACAGACCCAACTGCAACAACGCCATAGCGCTGGCAGCCCAAAGGACCACGGCTGCACCCCGTACCGCGGAGATCACACACAACGTTAGCGCGAACACCCAATACATGAAGAAGCAGGCCGCAGGATGGATCCCTGCTGTTATGAAAGATGAGGCAGCGGCCACAAAAGCCAAAGCCCATAGCGCGGTGATCAAGGGGGTGGTCGAGTGCCCTTTGACCGCTACGATGTAGGCGGCGAGATACGCCGCCAATAGTATAGAGTCGGTCAGCACTTACTTGCTCTCGGTCTCTTCGTTGTTCTGGTCGTCTTGCTTAACTGGGTTCTGTGTTGACATGGGTGTTACTCCTAATATGTGATTGATAAGTAAGTCGTGCAGCTTTGTGCACTCGTCTAGTCTACCATTATTTGTACGGATTACCACCACCGCCGTGTGCGGGTCCCCCGATGGGTTTAGAGCCGACTGCAGGGCACGCGGTGCGCACCTCGCCAGCAGAGCGTCAGGCACCCGGCGCTCGATGTACTCGACAGCTCGTTCGGCCGTGGGGCATTGGGGGTCAGGTAGCGTCGAGCAGGCCGATAAACTCAGCATCAAAGCTGCGGCACACGTTACGCTCAATAATTTCAGTTTGGACATCGGTGATCACGACCGGGGGCCGCCTCCGTAGTTGGTCTACCTGTTCCAAGGCCTCTCGGCGTTGGCGTTCTGACGTGCTGACGGCTTGGACGAACTTCTCCGCGATCGCCGCCTCTCGGGCCTGCTGGGCTTCTAGGCGCTCCGCCATTGCCGAGTCGTAGCCAGTCTGGTGCAACCACCAGCCCAGCCAAGCGAGTGCGGCAGCGGCGGCCAGTGAGGCCCACAGCTTAGGGTTTAAATACCAGATAGGCATAGTTTGCGCTCCGCTTCTCGACGGGTCACAAGGCCATTGAGCTTCTTGCCTCCCGCGTAGACCCATCGGGACAGCTCGTTGCAGGCCCCCACTCGGTCGCCAGCGTGCAGCTTGCGGCGCAGAGTACTGGTGCGGAAGTTCCCCAGTCCCACGTTATACGACAGCGAGATGTACGCCGCCAGCTCTTGGTCGGATATGCCCGTGCCTGCGGTCATGTCGCGGACCGCCTTGTCGAACTTGGCCACGTCGACCGCTAGTTGCTCGAAGCACTCCGCCTCGGTGAACGTCTGGCCGAGCGTCAACTCGGCCCCCGTGTGCCCGTAGCAGCTAGTTAGCACGCCGACAGGGTCGACATACACAGTCAGCTCTTTGCCCTCGTGCGGGGCGATGATGGCCCCCGCAGCGATGGCGGCCGAGGCGGTGAGCCCCAGCGCGAACAGTTTGCCTATGTTAGCCATTACTTCTCGCCCTCCCGTGGGGCCCTTTACAAACGGCGCAGGACCGGTCAGGGGTCGGCCTGTCGCACTCCGGATGCCCGCAAGTGCGTAGCAGCTTGGGGCCCGTTGTAGGGTTGAGGTTGTTAGCTTTGGGCATCACATCGCCACCCACGCTCCGTTAACCCTCGTCCATCCCGCGGGCGTGGGCGTTACCGTCCCCGTGTTGAACATGCGTGACCCGTTCGCCACGTCGCGGTCGAATATGCCGTCAGTAGGTAACTCGAAGTATGTCCCCTCGACCACCGCTGCCGCGCCACGCTGTGACAGCGTGCCCGCCCCAGACCATGCCGCGCTGTCATATATTGCCGTCCCGTTTATGTAATCTACACTACGAATATAACTAACAGCCCCGCCAGTACCGACGAATGCAACGGAGTCGCCACCGTTGAACGCCGAGGCCTCTGCGGGGGTGTCGAAGGTTATCACATTGCCCGCGACAGTAACGCTTATGTTTTCGGTTGGGTTTCTGTAGTACCTATCTCGGCTTATCGAGTATCGATACTCTCTGCTCCCTGTGTCGTCAACATAAAACGGGTATAAATGTTCTGAATCTGGAGCGCCAGCACCGTTATACAAACCGTAGACATCAACAGTCTTACTGCCGAACTGGGGCTGTAGCGCTGAACGGACCCCCGTCATAACTGGCTGGCCGCTACCAAATGACCCAGTGCTGCTGTTATCTCGGTACGTGTATTTAAACTGATCAGTTGTTAGCACTAGCCCGCAATGCGATACGGCCCTCATTTGATTATTTTCAACGACCAGCCCTTCTACGCCGTTCAAGCACTGTACTGCGTACGGGTAGTCAGAGAAGTAGCAGCCCGCGACGGTTACATTCTTAAGTGCTGCCGACACCGACCCACCAAGCTCGATGGCGGCCGTGTGTGTCGCTGGGTTCCTTTCTAGGTGCGCAGACACTTTGACGCGAATAAGCGAATCAAGTTTAATTACACCTTGGTCACATGTTGGCCCCTCGATGTCGATTGACGTCCCATGAGATACGCCTGGCGGGACACTTGTCGGTCTACGCTCGTCACCGATGTTCAAAGCGTAATCGGAGTTACCGTAGTATTCGCCGCCAATAATCCTTAAAACATTGATCTCTTTGTTCGTGGCAGGTGCCCAAGCGCTAACACCTGTCCCACCATTAATACCGCTACACATGAACAGCTCTTGCGACCACGCATTCGGGTTAAAACCGTACTCAAAGCCTATGGCGTCACACCATTGTAATTTTATTCGCGGTTCCGTGAGTATGATCCCTTGTAGGTTGGCTACCCCGTTGCCGTTACGAGTGGACAGCCCGAACCCTTTGTACGCGGCCTTCACAATGTCGACCACGTAGTCACCGGCAAACCCGACGATAGGCTCAAGCTTCATCCCGCTAACAGAGCTGAAGTTAGCGCTAAGATTTACGCCCGACCCGAGGAAGTACGTGCCGTCGCCTGTAAACTGTATGTTGTTCGCTAGTGCGAAGTCGTCAGCCGCTTGAACTTGCGCGGTGTAGTCCGCCTCGTCACGACCTGCACCCGTGTTAGTGGGCGTTATGGTGCCGTTCAGTGGTTGGAACACCGCAGTATTGCCGCCCCCCGCATCTAACACGGTGAACGTATCGGCCGTGCCACCAGCGGTCACAAGCCACGTCGACCCGCCTCGTTCGGCCAGTTTGACGTACGTGCCGACCAGGTACTTGCCCGCCGCGAGTTTTGCGAGGGTGCCCTCGGCCCCGTGGACCTTTGAGGACGACTGCAGGTACTGCGACGCGGTGGCCTTCTCCGGGCTTCCGCTCGGGACCTCGCCTGCTTCGGACAATAGCGCCTGGTGGTGCCCATATATGTCGTTCAGGTTCGACGCCTTCCACGGCGTGCCCGTGCCGTCACCCGGCGAGGTGACGTCCTGCGCTTCTCCGTACGGGTAGTCGTTGGACGCGGGCTTGATTTTTCCGGGGTATTCTGTCTCTGGTATGATCGCCATCTTACGTGCTCCTATTAACTGTATTCGACTATTATACCCAGCCACTGCTGCGTCGGGCAAATCTTTAAACATAGCGCCTCGAACTCATCGCGGCGTTTGGGGTCTACTTGTGCCAGCGTCCCGAACACTTCCCCGCCAATGTACAGGAAGTACGGCCACTTGTCTGGGTCTAATGGGATGATGTACTCCTGCGCCACCAACCTAAACCCTAAGTAGTTGCCGCACTCGGCGTCGACCTCCCCGCACTCGGCGTCGACCTCCCCGCAGAGCACCTCCTCGTCTTTCACGGACGAAAACACCTTATTAACGAGGGGGTAACCCGGCGGCTCGATGCCGTTGCCACACTCCGCCAGCGGCTCGCCACAATCGACGGCGGGGTAAACGGGCAAAGTTGAACGGCGTAGCCACATTAGCGGGTTGCGGGGGGTCGCGCAGTCATGTGAGCCGATGGGGGGCTCGGTGCCTGGCTCCCACCACTCGTGCACGTACACGTCGAAGCCATTGGCCTGCAGCGTGTCCTGTATGTATCGGGGGTCCTGCCCGCCGAGGGCTCGCCACGTTGCGGCCAGTCGGTCACGCCGTTGTTGTTCTGTCAGCCCTGTGGTGGGTAGGCCGAACTGAGCCTCCCATTCATCTAGCGCCCTGGTCGTCGACGGGTACAGGTCGTCGAGCACTAGGTCGTAGAAGGTGCGGACGTCTTGCGACGCGTCCCCCAACCCGACGAATAGCTGGCGCAGCTTCTTGTCGATCGTTAACCGCCACGCCCTCGCGTTCGGCAGTACGTGCTGAAAGACTTTAAACATATGATATCGTCCCTAACTTCGATTTCTCGCCAATACCTAAGATGTATATGTTAGTCAGGACGGTGTTTAATTCGAGCGTAACGCCTGTGAATATCCCGCCCGCAGCGCTGACGATGTCGTCCACTATTCCGCCTACCGCCGTTTGCGTCACTTGGTCCGTCCGCGCGCCTACGCTTAGGCCGATGATGAAGGGCTCGCGGGTCAAAAAGTACTCGGTCACCGCCTCCGTGATCTGCGCCTGCACTTCCGGCAGTCCGCTGGGGACGAGGAGGCCAGTTACCCGGACATCGAAAGCTAGGCGGGTGATCGGGAAGCCGTTCACCAGCGCGTTTGCGGGTCTGCGTGTTGCGAGGCCGTTCTCGTCTAGTTCGATCAGGTCGAGCGCTGCTTGTATTTGTGCGTTTGTTGGTATGCCGTCCGGCTCTGTGGACGATTCGACGTAAATGTCGACCTGTCCTGGGCACGTGCTGGTGTAGGGGTACACGTTCGCAACGCCTGCCGCCTCTTCGCCCCACTGCTCGTAGTCTGCGTACGCGCCGCCCTGGGGGCGCTTTTGGAAGCGGTCCAAGATGCGCTGGCGGTAAGCCGCTGTTGCTTCTCCGTCGGCGCCTGTGGTCACTTGGCTGGCGACTACCGCCTCGCGTGCAACGTTGGGCAAAGGGTTGGCAAAGGACACGATCGCCCCTGCGTCTAGGTTGCCGATAGTACCCGCGCCGTCGCCGCCCTGCTGGTCGCCCGCCGCCCTAACAACGGCTTGCACCGTGGGTGCGTTCAGGGCCACGTCACCGCTGACCAAGTACGTCACGCCGTTAGTCTGGCCGAGTAGCTGAGACCCAGAGAGCAAAAAGCCTGTTTGATTGGTCACAGTGACCGTGACCTCAAGTTCTGCCTGTGTGGCCGCCTTGGGGGCAGGTATGCCCACCAGGTCGCCCCACTCCCGCAGAGGTGTGATGGTGCGCCCGTTGATCGTGGTCTGTTTGTCGCTCGCCGTGCTGACGAACATTTGCAGGAAGATAAACCCGCCGTACTTGTAAAGCACGACGTACACGCCTGCCACCGCTCGGGCAAGCACTCGAATAAACGTCTTAGGCAGAAAGGGCACGGACTGGCTGATCTGCGCTTCAATCTGCGCGACGATGTTATCTGCGACCTGCTTTGTGGTCGGGGTTACTGGTGCGCTCATGAGCGGGTCCACTCCTCTGTAAATTCTAGTATTTGGCCGTTGACACTCACCGTCATTTTAACCCTGTTAATGGCCGGAATGCTAGCAGAGACCGTCACCTCATATCCCGAAGCCGTCAACCAAGACAGGTCGGCGAGTGCCGCGTCGTTCAGCCGCTTGAGGTTGCCGGACGTCGCGGGGATACTGTCCATTAGGTTCTGCAGCCGTGAGACCATGCGCTTGTCGACGTCCTCCGACTCGTTGCCCCACCACGTGAACGGGTTACCCTCGATACCGTCGTCGGCTTCGTTGCCTCCGAACAGCGACAGGTAGACCGCCGTCTCTAGCCCGTCGGATAGCTGGACGATACCGCCGTTGATCTCAATGTCGCCGTCATCCAGCGTCTGAAAGTGTAAAACGTCCGTCATTGTGTTGGTGCCTCTGTCTCTTCCTCGATGTTGCCTGCGCTGTCATTAGGCTGCGCGTGCGTGTGGCCGTCTTGGCTCACACCGTTGGCCGTGGTGCCGTTGCCGTCTAGGCCGATTATATACCCGTTAATGTCGACCGTGCCGTCCTCGAGCAGCTTAATGTACCCGTTGGCGTTCTGCATGGTCTGGGCGCCGTTCGGGAACAGCGTGTGTGATCCGCTGTCGTTGCCCCCCAGCACCGTGCCGTCGTTCTTGACCCACACCTGCGCGACCTGCTCGCCGTCCTCGCCTCGAGAATACGCGCGGTGCTCGCCTGCCTGTGCGGTCTGTTGGTTCTTGGGGTCGAGGTACCCTGCAGCCGAGTGCTTGCCGGACCCTTGGACGCTCACGAGCAGGACGAAGTCGTCAGGCAGGGGGTGTGCGTCTACGCCGGGGGGCTGGAAGTGCTGCGAGGTCTTGAGGGCCTGCCCGCCGGGGTCAGCCTTGACGTCCGATGCGGGGACGCCGTTGGTCGCGGTGCGGGCGAACTCGAGTATCTTAGCGATTAGTCCCACGGCAGCACCGTCGGAACTTTGCCTGCTAGTGATCCAGGTAGAATTAGGTTTAACACGGCGGTCTCGCTCTTAGGGGTTTTACTTAGTGTAACCGAGCGAATTAAAAAAGTCGATCGGCTGTACACCATCGCCCCTTCAGCTAGCAGGGTCACCAGCGTGTTAGGCGCCCACAGTTCGCCCTGGGGGTCGCGCCAAGTCGAGACGGACACCTCGTAGCTGACGGCGGCTGCGAACATGCGCCCCATCTTGCTGTCGACTGACGTCTGAACGTCTGCGTCGAGCATGTCCTGGCTGTCGAAGGTGTACGGCCGCACTGCGTCAGCTAGCCGCGCGTTGGTCACGGTGAACTGTGTGCCAGCTAGACCGATAATCGTGGGGGAGATGCCCGTCACGTGGCTGAAGTAGTCCCGCCCGCTGAACATCGGCTGCACTCCTAACAGGGGGCTAGATCCTTCGGTGAAGTTCGCCACGGGGGTGCCCGTCTCGACGGCCTTTCTGAACAGCAGCTTGCCTCCCGGCGTGTCGCTCATGACGAGCCCGCGTTGCGCCGCCAGGTCCGACAAGAACGTCAGCACCTTGCGCCCTGCGGCCAATGACACGCGCTGGAAGGCCGCGCCTGTGTCCGCGTCGAACTGAACGCCGAGGCCGAAAAATGCCGCGCACTTCTCTGCGATTGTCGCCAGCGTGGCCTCGTTCCATTCTATCGGGTACGCGCTTGCAGGCGCGGTGCAGTCGCCTAAGACGCCGGGGCGACCATAACAGGCCACCGCCACCGTGCGCGCCGTTGGGCCCGTGGATGGCGTAGGGGGCAGCATGGTGCCCGTGAACAATTGCCCGTTGCCGATGTCTATGTCAACGTCGTTGTATGCGAAGGGGCGGAACTTCTCACGGAACGCCGGGTCGTCTGGCGTAAACGGGGCGGTGAACTCCACCGTCGACACCGTGTCGATCGCCTGCGTGATCGTGACGTCCACCCAGAACCTGAACCGCTCGCCTTTAATGCTGATCGCCACCTCGTTGGGGCTGCTCGCTGCGGTGTTGCCTGCGGGGCGGGCGGCGGCCGCAGGGTCGTTAGGGACGACAAGCGTCTGGCCTGCGACCAGCGGCTCCGTTGCTCCGGGGTTGCTCTGCCTGATGAGGTCCGCTTTCTGGTCGTCGCCGTATTGCTTGCGGGCAACGATGTCGAACGTGTCGCCGGGCTGTATGGCATAACTACGCGACATAGTACAAAATCTCCCGACCTTGCGGCAGTTCGATGATCTCGTCGCCGCTTAGGTCATTGTCATTAATCAGGTCGTCTAGTTTGCTGTCTGTGGTCCCGTACAGCTCGAAGGTCAGGTCGACGATTGAACGTGCGGACCCGAGTACGACACGGCGCTCTTGCGCTAGGCCGAACGAGAGCTGCACTAGAGCGCCCGCCGTGGTGGCGATCAGCTCTTGCGTGGCCTGCCAGCTTCCTCCGGTGTCTATTACCCCCAGCGCCGCGTAATTAGTGTCTCGCCACTCCGCTAGCTGGTCGCCCGCGACCAGCAGTGCGTCCGCCGCTTCGATGGCGTCGGGGCGTTTTGAGTACGTCGTGTTCACTAGTGCCAGCGCGGTGGCAGTGGTAACCCCGCTTGACTGCATGTCTAGGTTGGCTAGCTGCGTCTCTTTCTCAGCGTCCGCGCCTATAAAGCCTTGGAACAGGTTACCGTACGCGTCGAGCCTGCCAGACACCTGCCCGAGTATGCGTGCGGGCGTGTTTATTAGCTGCTGCGTCTGCGCGGCTAGAGTCAGCGGGGCTTTGATTATCACGTCTATGCCGCGGTTGATCGACTCTTGTATGGCGTCGAACTCTCGCTGCACGCTGGCCACCGCCTCAGTCACCACGCCTAGGGCGCTTTCAACTTGGTCAAGGGCCGCGTTGTACTGACTGAGAAAGTCCGCCTGACCCACGGCCGTGTCGAGAACGCCGGACTCCTCCAACTGCGCCGCCTGAGCTGCGCCTGCTGCCTCGACTAGCGAGTTGACCTGCGAGACGGCGTCGTCTGCTGTTGTTGGGTACACTAAGCCGATGGTCTCGAAGAACTCCACCTCGATGATGGCTTGGTTAGCCTGTCGGACCAAGTCGTCACGACGGCGTACGGTACCAACGGGGACCACGTCAATGCGCCCGTATGTCGGGTGCTCGAGTACGCCTTGCCCGCGCTCTGCAAGTGCGGCCATCCACCCCGCCGCCTCGATGTCGTAGTCTGCGCCCCACAGGATCACCCGTAGTGGATACCGTCGGCCAGTGCGGCCCAGGTCCTGCACGAATGTGCCGTCAGCGTCTGCGAACTCGTACGCGGATGCCTTCTTGTCGAAAGCCTCGCTTACTTGCTCATATTTGAATGTGAGCCGAGTGCCACTAGGTGTGGTGTACGCGGCCTCTCTTAGTCTGTCTTCCCAACTCATTAGAATGCCCCTGTTTGCGCGACGGTCAGCCGCTGAGGCCCGCGGATGTTTTGGGTCTCTGCGCGGCCGGTTTCGTCTTTGATTATAACCTCGTTAGTGCTGCTAGTGATAGACTCGCTCACCGTTCGGGCTGTGCGCTCCTGCGGGCTGCTGATCTGCGGGGCCGCTTGCTCCCCAAAGCCTAGGGCCGAGCCGAAGTCGAGGTCTGGAAGCATTGCCTTTGTTATCTGCAGACCTTGCGCCAGTGAGCCCAGCATGCTGTTGTTAAACGCCCGCTGGATTAGGTCCGGCAGCTCTCGCAGGTTCTTGGCGAACGTGTCCGACAGTGCCACGAGCGCAGCGAACGTGCCCACGAGGATCACAAACGGGTTGACAGCCATTGCGGCGTTGACTGTAGCGGTTGCGGCCGCCACGGCCTTGAGCGCCGTGTTAAGCCCCCACACCAGTGCGACCACTGTCGCCAGCCCCTTGCCGACTTGAATGTACGTGTCTATGTTCTCCGCCACGTCAAGGAAGAAACCGCCGATGTTCTGGGCGATTATGTCGCCGTTAGCCCTGACCCATTGCGTCGCCAGTTCGATGGCCTCGCGCATGGGCCCTTTGTTCGTGTTGAACAGCGTGATCGACACGCCCTCTATGGCCGAGTTGAGACTGTTGAGCGACCCGCGTGTGGTATCGCGCATGGTCGTGGCCATCTGGTTAGACGCCCCGTCCGCGTCTATCAGGCGGTCCCTGAATACTCGCAACGCCTCGCCGCCTTGGCTGACCACTTTCGCGGTACCTGCTAACCCCTCACGGCCGAACACAGCCTCAAGCGCGGCAAGCCTCTGCGTTCTCGTCAGTTGGGACGTCTTCTCGTTGATCTCGTCGATGATGTCTGGCATCGCCTTGAGACTGCCCGTCGCCATGTCCTGCACTTCTATGCCCAGCTTGCGCATGACTTGGCTAGCACGGGACGCGGGGGCGGACAGGTTCAAGAAGGCGTTAGCCACAGCGGTGCCTGCCACCTCTGCCTTGATACCTGCGTTTGCCATGGTGCCGACCATCGCTGCCACGGTCTCGAGGTCTGCGCCTGCTGCCGTGGCCACTGGGCCGCCTTTGCGCAGGGCCTCGAACAGTTGGCCCATGGTGGTGTTGGACGTCGTAGCCGTCTTGGCCAGCACGTCGTTAACGCGCGACAGGTTAGTGGCTAATTGTGCCGTGTTCTTGGACTCTAGGCCAAACGCCCCGAGCGTATCGGTCGCGATGTCCGTCGCGCTGGCCAGGTCGACCTGCGCTGCGGTGGCTAAGTCAACGACCCCCGGCAACGCCGCGATAGACTGCTCTGCGTTAAAGCCTGCCATCGCTAGGAAGTTAAGCGCCTCGGCAGACTGCGTGGCGGTGAATTCGGTTGTCGCGCCGGTGCGCTGCGCCGCAGCTTCTAACTGCTTGAATGACTCGGTGCCCCGTTTTGCGGACTCCCCGAACTTAGCGGACGCGTTGACCATCGTCTGCTCGAAGTTTATCCCCGCGGCCGATGAAGCAGTCAGCGTGCCCACCACGATGACGCCAGCAGCGGCGACACTCTTGCCGAACTGGGTCATGTTGTCTGTGAGTTTTTGGGTAGAGCGGTTCAAGCTGCGGATCCGCTTTTCGGCGGACCGCGTCAGGCTTGCGATGCGGTTTTGAATGCGAGCAATAGGGGCCGACATCTTGTCGATCCCCTTGAATATTGTACTTACTTCGAATTTCTTACCCATGGCGTATTAACTCCGGTACTAGGCCTGCGTAGAACATGCCGACCTGTGCTATGGTTAGACCCTTGGCGTCTGGTAGCCCCGGATAGTCGCGACAGCATTGCAGCAACTGTGAACGGGCGGAGACGATGCCACGTGCGGCCACCTCCTCCCCCCGGACCACTAGCGTTACTGCAACTCGGCTAAAAAAAGATTAACAATAGACGTCAGCACGCCAGTGTCGCGCAAAGATAGCTTCGCAGGTGACGTGACGCCGCCGGTCAGTTCGCCAATGATCGAGAACATGCGGCGCATGCCCGTGCCGTCGTTCTTGCCTACGCCCTTGACTTCCGTCAGAAGAATAGCGCCGTTTGGCAGTCTGAACGTCATCGCCGTGCCCGCTTTCGTGGTGTACGTAGGCTGGCCGCCGTCGCCGAGCGTCAGAGTGCCTTTGCGCAGAGCCTTGACGACTTTACCCTTCAAGCGCTCGAACGTTTCTAACTCGTCACCGTCTAAGTCGGACGTGTCCGTGTCGATGTCGAAGAACTCGCACATGCTGTTGAATTCAGCTTCCGCTGACTCTTTGTCTAGTTGGTTCATGATTTAAGTCTCCGTGGCTAAAATGAGTCAGGAAGTGCGACCGCGCGAACAAACCACATTTGGCCCGTTTGCAAGCTGGCTTTAGCGAGGTCTAGTGCCTCGTAAGAGTCTTTAAGCTGGTCGACGCTTAGCTCGCCGATGCCGTCAGGCGTCTTTCTGAGGTCAGACAACTCCTTTAACATCTCGCCTGTGCGCGCCCCGTGTTCCTTGATACGGTTCATTAAATCAATTTCAGCCTGCGACAAATCGCGGTAGCCTTTAATCTTCTTGTGTTGGTTGTCCATAAGTTTAGCCCTTATGTGAGGGTCGGAGGTGACGCTCTCGCGCTACGGTGCAGGGCTAACAACACCCACCCCCGACAATGCCCTATTGCTTAGTAAGACGGCCTTGCCCCGTTAGCGTAACCGAAGCGGTGGTGCTCTGGCTGCTTGTCTGCAGGTCGCCTGTGATCATGCCGGGGCCTTGGTACACTGCGCCGCTTGCATATGTTATGTCTACGGTGAAATAGTCCTTTGCGTCCGCTAGGTCCTGCAGGAACTCGTGGTCGTCTCGCAAGTCGTCCACCGCCAACTGCAGGCCGTCGATCATCCAGCCTTGCCGGGTTTTGATGATGCGCCCGGTGCCGTCGCCGTTGTCCTGGTGCTCGTTGGTGTAGCCGCCGAGGCGACGCTGGCTGTCCGCGTCCGCAGCCACGGCGAATGTGCGGCCGTCAAGGCCCACACTCTCAATTGATCCACCTGTTGCCATTGGTCAGGCCTCCTTTAGTTGATTACTGCCGAGGTACCGAAGAAGAAACCGAAGTTTAAGTCGATACTGTTGATATTCACGTTACCTGACAATTTCACAGGGAACACCGAGTTTAACCTGTTAGGGTTCTGGCTGTCTATCTCTGCGACGGTATTAGCTAGCGTGTACGGCACGTCGGAGATCAGCGCCGCTAGACCTAAGTTCTGCGCCAGCACCGACATAGCGCTAACTGCGTTCTTGGGCTTCTTGGCGTCACGGTTGATCGTTGGCTGGTCGTCCGGTATTAGTGGCGCGCCGTCCCACGATGCTGTGTTGAATATCAAGTCAAGGTTAAAGATGATGTTCTGCAGCTTCACGATGTCCTTGACAAAGCGATAGGCCGGGTTAGGGTCGCCGTCTGGGCGGTACATGGTGACCGTGTCGGACACGTTGACCTCCCCGTCGCGAACCTCTACCGTACTAGCGCCGCCTTTGACAAGCTGGTCACGCTGTGCGTAGTTCCACTGGTCGCCGTCAGGACCCGGTGCGATGTACTTAGCCACCTGTCTGCCGTAGTCGTTAGCCGGTTTGTTGTTGGCGGTGCGCACGATGCCCACTAACTCGCCAGCCGCCGAAACAAACGGCAGGTTGACCGAGCCGGGATTAGCTAACAAGCTGTTGACGCGGTCGGTCTTGCGCAGGTCGGTGACCGCCAGTATTGCAGTCGGAGACGTCAAGCCGTGACCTGTGAAGGCTACCATAGGCTTGCGAGTCAGTGCACCCCATCGACCCTCGCCGAACGTCTCGAGCGCGTCTAGCGCAGTCGTGTCGGCAACGTCTAGGCAGTTCAGGAACATGGTCTCCCACACGTCGCCCACTTGGTCGAGTGCTGGCTGAATGCTCGGGTTCAACAGGCCGCCAGTCGGCTGAGTAAGGCCGAATGTCATGCCCGTGTCGTCTGGGCCTGTGACCACGATATTAAGCTCGTTGCTCGATACGCCCGCCCACTTAGCTGTCATGTCTACGACGCCCGTGCCCGCAGAGGCGATCATCGGAGTGTCTAGCACGCCGTTAACCGCGGAGATGATCTTCGGGTCGACTTCTGTCAGCGTGTCGCCCACTTCGATCACAAACTGGCCTGAGAAAATGCCGTTGATCGTGATTGTGAACGCGCCCGCTTTGGTAGCCGTGCCGACGGTGGCCATCTCGCCTGCTGCCGCAACGCCGGAACCTGCGTCCTCTAGCGGGTAAACGGTGACCGGGATGGACCCGACGCCGTCGCCGTTAGCGGGCAGCAGTTGCAGTGCGGCTAAGTGGATAGGGGAGCCGAAGCCGTACAGCGTGCCTGCTTCCACCGCGCTGGTGATCTGTCGCTTGGTTAGGTCGTACGTAGACGCCGATGCGCCCTGCCCTATCAACGCAACGCGCTGCGGCAGGTTTATGAGGCCGCCCACGTTGGTGACGATGAATTCTGTCTTGATGCCTACTACGCGCGCTATTGCGCCCAGTGGTACGGCGGTACTGATAGCCATTTTACGGCCTCCTTATGGTGTGTAATTGTATTCCACTTCCGCCAGGACGCTGCCGTCCTCTGCGCGTTGGACCTCGACCGCCAGCTCCTGAAGTATGGCCGCTTGATACTGTGGCGCCTTCTCCTCGTATCTTACCGCAAGCGAGAAGCGAACACCAACCGCGTGCAAGTTCGCGCGGTCATTAAGCTGGGGCTGAAACGAGCTGAGCGACTGCGGCATGCGCTGGCCTACTAGCCCGCGCAGGTCTAAGTACGTATAAAACGATGACATGACGATGTTGCGCGTTAGCCTGAGCCCTCGCTGGGCCACCAGTGCCGCCGCTTCGTCGCCGGGGAGCTGCCCTGCGCCGTCCGCCTTGCTGACCGCGAAGCCAATCACGTCTATGTTGAACGTGCCGCGCATTGTCTGGGACTCTACGGTGTTCGACGCACTCTCGTCGACGCTTGAGGTGTCGTACCATACGTTGACGATGACTTCGTCGTCTTGGTTGTTGTCCCACGGCGTTGCGCGTTCGGAGTACACCTTGAGCGCCCACTCCTGTGGGTTTGGCTTTCCTGCGTCCGTGGCCAGTGTAACCTGATTGGCCGACTCGTCCGCGAGTATCTGCGCTATCTTGTCCCGTATGACCTCGAACGTGTCCGGGCCGTCGATCAATGTGGTGATCTTGCTCATGCTTCCCACGCCCCTAGTAGTAGCGACACGGTGCCGAGTACGCGGTCCGGGTCTGAGTGTTCGACCTTAAACGTGTACGGCTGGCCGTTAATATCGTCGAAAGCGACTAGCCACGGCTTTGTGCCTCGGTCGGGTACGCCCACGGGCAAAGTGAGCCCCGCAGCCGTGACGCTTGACAGGCGCAGCACGAATGCAGTCTCGCGCCCGCTGATCGCCGTTCCCGTGTCAGGGTCAATTATTTGACTAATGTCGTGCGCTTGTCCTGTTAGGTTAGCCGACCCACCGTTCGGATCGGTTAACGTAACAGTCCAGCCGAAGCCCGTTACGCTGTCTTCGAGCGTAAAGGATAGGTCCGCCTCGGCTAGCTGTCGCAGGCTCATTTAAACAATGAACCCTTTAGACTCTAGCAACTGTAGCTTTGCGTCGCCACCGGTCACCATGTCTGCGGTGACCTTGTCGCCTTCCGACTTAATGCCCACGCTAGTGGTAATAGACTTGCCCTTGGCGACCTTGTAACCCGTGTGCTCTGGCTCAGGTTCTTTGTCGCCCTCACCGCTGGCCGCCTCTAGGTCTATTTCTAGCGCTTCAATAGCGGTCTTGCGTGGCTCGTCTTTGGCACGCTCTAGCTCTAGCGCCTCGGTCAACTCCTCGACGGTGTAGTCGTTGGCCGCTAGCTCCGATTCTAGGTTGCTTACTGACAAAGCGACAAGCGCAGTCATTAATAATTTTGTAGCCATGTTTCTAGCCCTCTTAGGAATTAGGTGGCCCGTCCTTGGGCCGAAAGTTTACTGTTTAAATCTCAGTGTCTAGGCAGCCAAAGCCGTCGATCTGAGTCGGGATGAGCAGCGGGCGTGACTCTACCTCTGCCATGATCTGCTTGCCGTTAGGTGTGCAGTACAGGTTAGGCGTCATGTCCATGTTAGTGCCTGCGTTCAGCAGTCGACCTGGCATGATGTTCGCCACGCGAGGGTCTGGGCCGAGAGGTAACGGCACACGAGCCGTGGTGAAATCCAGACGGGTCTGGTCTGACAGCACGATGACCTTGTCGTCTTCCACGTACTTAACCGGCAGTTTTGTCTGCGGGTCGGTGTACTCTTCCGGATACGTCCACATCTCTACCATGTACGCGCCAACCCACACATAACCGTAGAACGTCGCGCCTTTGCCATCTAGGCGTGGGCGGACTTCGCCGATGTTGATACGGCGGTTATCTAGCTGCGCTTTGACTTCGTCATTCTGCAGGAAGTTACGCAGAGCCGTGGCGCCGAAAATAGCTTGGTTGGCGTTGACTTTGCCGTCTGTGCGGATCACGTCGATGAGCGCCTGCAGGTCTTGCAGTGGCGTGGCTCCCGCAGCCGACCAACTCGTGGACACGGTAGGGAAGTGCGACGCCTTGGGCTTGAAGTCAAGCTCGTAGCGCGTGTCGCCGTCGAAGCCGGTTAGCACTAGCTTGCCCGTCTGCAAGATCTGCGAGGCTTGAATCTCCACGCCTCGCGTGATCATCGCGACGATAATCTCATAGGCGCGCGTTAGCTTGCGGACAAGCTTAGACGTATACGACATGCCTGCGTCTGAGTACGGGTCTACCCCGACCGAACGCTCTAACAGGTCGTTGACGTCACAAGGGATCGCCTCGCCGTATGCTGGCGGGGTGAACTCTTTGCCCGTGACAAGGCTCATGTCGTTCAAGTTGGACTCGGTGCCCGCCTTGATAGCGACTGCGACATTCTCGTCAAAGCGTTGGATGTCCACTTCGATTTTCTTACCGTTGTATGCGTTGTCTGGGCGCATAGTAAACAGCGACTGTAAAAAGTCGGTAGGGCGGCGCATCTGGATAAAAGCACGCATCCACCCGGTTGCATAAGGATTAGCAGCCATCGTGGGCCCCCTATTGGTTATCTAGTTGAGTGAGTTCGTTAGTAACTTGGGCGATTACGCCGTAGCTTCGTAACGTGTCGATGTCTTCGTCGCTGAGCGCTGCGTCCGCTGCGTCGACCAAGTCACCGCGGCGAACACGACCTGCGATTGCTGGGCGTTCTACGCGGTCGCCTGCTGCTGCAAACTCGACAGGTACTGTCAGCATGGCCAGCGGTACCTCTGAGCCGTCAGCCCCGCCCGTATCTAAGCGGACGAGCTTGCCTGATGCGGTGACGCGTGCAAGCACTGCGCCCGCTGGCCACGTCTCTGCGCCCGTTGCGGTTAGGGTTTCGTCCTCGAACACTGCGCCGAAGATTACGACGCCGTTTAGGTTGCGGTTCTCTACGTTCATGTTAGGCATTACGCTACCCCCGCCATATCAAAGATTGTGTTAACCGCCACAGCTTCACGCGCGCCGTCATCTGTCGACGCCGGGGTGTTGCCTGCGAGTGCCTGCTCGTCTTGTTCGCGTGCTTCAATGTCCGCATTGTTGCGGCCGAATGTCGCGTACTCGACTGTCGCTTCCACGTTGTTCATGGGGGTGCCTTTGAGGCACGCTTCCAGAGCGAACGCGGTGGCGCCTGTCTTCTGGCCCATTAGCCCGTGGAACTTGACGCGATCTAGCTCTGTGGCCGCGCCGATTGTCTTGCCTTCGTCCAAAACTGCTTGGTACAGTCCTGGGTGGTCGGCCTTAAGGGTTGCTAGATCCATCGTCTTAGCTCCTGTTGTGGTTGAGTTAGAGGTCGGTGCGGCGGCGGTCACGCCTATCGCGTCGATCATTCCTACCGCGAGCGCCTTGTCTGCTAGCAACATGCCCCCGCGTCCGAACGTATTATTAACTGTTTCAACGGTTTTGTCACGCCCTACTGCCACCGCAGTGACAAAAAGGTCCTCAGACTGGTCCAGCCACTCCTTGATCGCCGCCTGTCCGTCCTCCGTTTCGGGGTCCGGGCGCTTGTTGGGGGCGTTGGAGCTGGTGACCGCCATCGAGGTCGAAAGGCTAGGTTTTGCCATCTCGACCATAGTGCCGATTGAGCCCACCTGCGATGCTTTGTTCACTGCGACAATGGTGTCCGCCTGTGACGCTATCCAATATGCTGCGCTAGCCGCCGTCTTGACGACAGCGCGTGTGGGCTTTTTCATAGCTGCGATTTTGTCCGCAGTCGACAGGGCTGGCTGTGCCTCACCTCCGCCACTGCAGAACATGAAGTCGACGGACTTAACCTCTGGATCCATTTCTACTGCGTTGATCGCCGCGTCAATGTCTCGGTACAGCGTGTTGCCTCCCCCGAAATAGTACGCCATGAACGACCGCTGCGAGGTCATTACGCCTTGAATGGTGATTGTGGCCGAGTCGCCGGACTTCACAAGCACATTGCTCGCGTTGCCTCCGTACCCGTTGTCGTCGTCATCGTCCGCACGCATCGCATGCGCTATCTGCTGCGGCGTTAGCTGCACGGGCGTCGATATGGCGTCAAGTACGCCGCGTTCTAATAGCCAAAGCATGTTTATATCTCCACTGTTCTGAGGGTAAGTCGTGCGGATACATCCGCGTCTGCTGCGCTAGATTCCACCTCTAGCATGAGGTCGACCGGTGACGACCCCGCCTGCAACTCCTCGTTGGTGAATTCTAGCGTAGTGTCTCCGCTCCGTTGCAGTCCGAACGAAAAAACGCGGCGCAATACGCTGCCTACCGCCCCGCCTATCAAGGTGACCGACACGTCGGTGTCAGCCCCGCCACTTTTGCGCATGGACGCCACCAAGCTGGTGACGGCCCACGTGCGACCCGCGGGCACGGTGTAGATCGCCTGCTGCGACTCCTGCGCCGCCGCGGTGACGGTGGCGACGATGTCTGCCGCGTTCGGGATCGGGCGGTGGATAGTGACGTCCGCCACAAGCTCGTTGCCTCGGTCCGCTACGTTGCGTGCGCCGTTGACCCGCGTCAGCGGGATGTTGCCGACGAGGAAATCGCCGACGCCTGATATTAATACGTCAAACTGCACGGGCTGGAAGTCCGCGTCCAGCGCGTCCACGCGGATAATTGCGCCCTGGTTCCCTGCGTCGCCGTTCGTGAGGAGAAGTACTTCTCCGGTATCTGACGGAAGCACAGGCACGGCTGACTCCGTCCCAAGTATTACGGGAGTGAGGGCCGCCAGACCGACGCCGAGCGCGAAACTTGAAGCCGCCCCGACGCCGTTATACATGCCCATCATGTTGGCTGTCTGAAAGTCGTCGCTAGGGTTAAACACTCTTTTACGCATCGATCTGATCTCCTGAATTAGCGACGAGGCGCAGGTGGCCTGACGCTTGCATAATTGCGTTGACGGCCTCCGCGCCGAACTTCTCTTGAAGCTCTAGCAAAGGCGTCATCGCAGCGGCTTTGAGTTGGTTTTCCTTCGCTACGCGCTTGATGTTCGTCGTGAACCTCGTGCCCGTTAACGAACGGCTGGCCACGTTGTTCGTGGTGTACCCTTCCTCTGCCATCATCTTGTAACCGGTTACCTCTTTCGGGAGGTCGACGGCTTCTTTCACCGCCCCGTACCAGTTGCTGTGCGTCCATGCGCCGAATGTCTCAAACATCATCGGGTCGCGCCATGCCTCTAGCAAGCCCGGCGCAGTGACACGACGCGTCAGCGCCATGGCCACCAGCCACGAGCGGTACACAATACGCGTCATGGTGTCAGCGTACCTGTCCCGAGCTTGATTTAGGAACATGTTAAACTCTTTAATTTCGCCACGGCTGGCGCTGTACGAGTTGCTGAACTCCATTTTTAGTACGGATTTCGGCATCTCAAGCGACCACGCTATGGCACTGAGGATCGCGTCCTCAAAGTCGCCGAACTTCTCGTCCGTGCCGTCTGCGGTGAACGCTTTGGGCTCTACGCCGGGCGGCAAGAAGTCGTAAACGAGGCCGGGTGCCATCTCAGCCATGTTAATCTTGTAGTCGGAGCCGTCCCCCACAGGGACACTGCCTTGTACGCGACGGTTTGCCCCGGCCGTTATTGGGCGGCTGTTCGGGGCCTTACTGTCGGTAGACTGATAGAAAAACATGGCCATGATGGCGTTGATCGTGGCTTTTCGTTGGGTATTGTCGCGGTATTTGTCGATCTCACTGACCGATTGCATGACAAGCGCCAGTAGCGGCTCGCCCCGCACGTCGTCGCGGCGTTTGTCCGTGGCGTAGTACAACCACGAGATCCTGCGCCCGTTTCTGCCCTTAGCGGGGATCCGCTTGTGGCTAAAATCTTCTTGCAGGACGTAATATGCCACCTGCTCACGCCGTGCGTTAAGCTCCACCCCGTACTCGATGGTGTGCCCTTTGGCGACCTTCTGCTCTGACGCGCCCAGCGGTGTGGTCACCATGCTGCCGCTCACCAGCTCGTAGCTAGGGAGCTGCGTCTGCGGGTTGTGGTGTTCGATGACGAGCACGTCGCCTTCGACCAGTGCTTCGCGGTAGGCGTCGCGCTCCATCTCGCCGAATGTGCTGGTTTTCGTCCAGTCACACACGTGGGGCAAAGAGGCCCATGCTTGGAACTTGTCCTCGACGGTGATCGACCACTCTGCTGCGGAGTCTTCGTCCAATTCGATTAAGCTGGCTATGGGGTCGGCTTCAAGTGATAGGCCCGTATTAATCACATTAGTGACTAATCGGCGGATGATGCCCCGCCCGTATGGGTTGGTCTTGAAGAATGCCGCCGAGCGCTGGCGCAATGCCCAGTAGTCCGGCACGATGATCGGGACAGGCCCGAGGCCGCCCGCGTACTTCTCGCCGTCGTGGTATTGGTACTGCTCGCTGTCGTAGCCGAACGCGCTGGCGTCAATCTTGAACGGCTGGCCGTCCGTGTTAACGATCATCGAATCCATGGCGTCGCCCCATACGGCAGCACCTGAACCGCGCCGCCTCCGTTGCACCTGGCCTTCAAGGAGTCGTACTGCTGCCACAGCAGGCCGTATGTCTCCTGCAGCTTGTCGACGTCCTCTCGGGTCACCTGTTGGCGGCCTTGGCCAGTGTCGAGCGAGTACGATTTCGTCGCGCCTGCGGTCAACAGCGTGGTGATGGCGTCTAGGTACAGGCTGAGCAGCGTCTCGAGCCGCGCTATCTGGTCTAGTACGAATTGGTCGCAGGACATGGTGTTCGCCTAAGTGGGTAATTATCGACAATACTAACCCTATCCGGTCGAGTCGTCAACGTCCCAGTACAGGCCCGGCTCGTTCACCTGTGCCCAGAACTCCGGCCAGACTAGCGCCTCGATGCCGCACACCTGCCCGCAGACGTCTAGCGCGGCCATCTCAATGGCCGCCGTGTTGTAGACCAGCAAGTCCCACAGCTCCTGCCTTGCGTTGTTCGGCCTGTGCCAGTACGTGCCGAGCGACTTGCCCGACTTGGGGTCTTTCTTCTGGCACTTGTACTCGACGGTCAAGTGGTTGAGGACCTTGTCCGGTATGTCCACAGGCAAGGACAAGTTGTTCCGCGGCATGCGGTCCAGCCCGTCCCACTTGCGTTGCAGCATGTTGGACCATCTGTCTTTGTACAAGTCCACCGTGACCGCCATGTAGCGCGTGCCGGTCGAGTTCTCTTTGACGTCAAACTCCTTGAGCGCCGATCCTTTGAGTGGTTTGTCCCTGCCCCGCAGCGGGTAGACGCCGTCCTCCCACTGGCTACAGAACGAATACACCACATCGGTCTCGTAGCTGGCGTCGACCATGGTCATGGCGATGCGGAACACTCGACCCCCTCCGCGATATGTCCGGGTATCAATAATATACGCCAGCTCCTCCCATGCGGGCGAGTCGATCGTCGTGCAGTCGCCCTCGATCACGATGTAGTCCACCATGTACGCGTTGTACCCTGCGTTGTCCGCACTTGGGGCCCACGCCATGACCTTGACCGCCAGCCATGTGGCCTGTACGTCCACCGCCATGGTGACAACGCCTATCGGGCCGCCAGCGCGTTCGATGGCGTGTTGCATAGGCAACTGGCCCATGCGATACGCGGCGCGCTTGTGCGGGCTGACCTGGTGGCTCTTGAGCTTGTCTGTCCTGGCCTCGAAGGGCTCGCCGAGGTCGTTGTTGTAAAATACTTGCAGTTTCTCCAAATCCTTGGCGCGGTTCTCCTCGTCGTCCCATGCTTCCGTCCAGCCTCGTGCGATAGCCTCCCACGTACGTGCGAAGCTCGGGGCATACAGAGCGGAGACGTGATAACTTCGAAAGTCAGGCTGGGATGGGATCGCCGTCGGCTTCCACCTTCCGCGTGGCATGATCACCGCTTTGTGCTCGTTGATCATGTCCTTGCCGCAGTGCATGCACGTGTACCGAACAGACCCGGCCGACACGACGCGACCGGTGTCGCTGACTTCGGTCTCCCAGTGCAGGCCGTACACGAGGCCTGTCTCGGTGTTGGTGCCCCTGAATTTCAGCACCTGCATGGCGTCGCAGTGCACGCACGGCACCTCGTAATACCGTTGGTCGCCAAGCTTGAACCGCTTCGAAATGGCGTCTGTACCCGCTAGCGTGGGCGTGGACAAGTCGAGGATCTTGCGCGTCAGCTCGTAGGAGTTCGTGCGCGTCTCGGTTAGTTTCATTGGGTCACCGTCACGGCCTACGACCAACGGCCAGCCGCTGACCTCGTCCCGCAGCAGGATGGGTGCCGACAGTGAACGCTGCTTGGCCTCGTTGATTGCGCCAAGGGGGATCAAGTACCCGCCGCCCGCCCATTCGATTTTAGTATTCGTTAGGCCCTGCTTGCCCTTTCGCATGGTGTCGTTTGATTGGATGATGTCGTCGAACCCGCTGGCCTGAAACATTGGCACGACGTTGGTGTCCATTCGCAGTTTTGCCAGACCGTCGTCGGCGGTGAAGAACAGCACGGGCATGGTGCGGATGTGCTCCGCGTAGTAGCCGATCGCGTTCTCGACGAGGCCTACCGTCGCCGCCACCTGCGCGCCCTTCTGCACCGCGATGTACCGCACGGGGCTCTCTTGGTCTAGGCAGTCGATCACCTCTCGCCAGTATGGCGTCGAGTCCCAACTGAACGGGCCAGGCTTCGCGGTGGTCTGCGTTGGTAGGTAGCGCTTAGCCTCTGCCCAGTCGCTAGGGCACATTAGGTTGAATGTCTCGGCGGTGTTGGCCAGTAGGTCGGCCACAGCGTTGGCGCTGTCTTGGTAGTATGCGTTATGACTTAGCATTTCTGATCAGCCTGTCTGAGTTGGCCTTGGCCATGGAGATGATCTGCTCGTGCACTCGAGTGACGGCCTTGCGGACTTCTGCGTCTGAGGCGCCTGCAGCCGATAGTGTTCGCACGGTCTCGGCGATGTTCTTCGCGGCGTCGGACATGAGCAGCTTGTGCAGCCCGTCGATGTGCATAGCTAGGCGTTCTAGGTGGGACCAGTGCGCGTATTCCTTGCGGTCTCGCGCCATTTTTTCCTCGGCAGCCTGCGTCTGCACTAGGATCTTGTATGCACTGACGTACTCCTTGAACTGCGACTGACGTCCGTAGGTCTTGACGATGTCGCGCAGGCTCATGTCCATGAAGTCTGTCGCCGCTTCGACGTCGTCGCCTACGTCGTCGGGGCCGAGGGTGTCGTGGCTCTGTGCCGTGTCGTACTGCGGGGCCGCCTTGGCCTTGGCCGTCGCAGCCTTTGCGGCGGCTGCCCTCTCTGCTACGACGTCCGGCTCTACGTACCCAAACTCGGCGCAGTACATCCTCGCGTTTTTGTGCTCAAGGTTTACCTTCTGGCCGACCATCGCTGCGTGGAGCTTCCCCCCGCTTTTGCACTGCTCGTACACCGTGGTTTTCTTAACGCTGGTGAGGCGACGCGCAAGCTCTGACCGACTGACGAGCCTGTCGTTTTTCATTCTGTTAGCCCTGTGTTTCCCATGGCGTAAATTTTACCTCATTTTTTCCGTGTCGGAAAGGCTGTGCGGAAAGCAGTTCGAAATCAACACTTTGCGAGAAAGCGGCGGGGCAGATTCCTAAC